GCCGGAATACATGCCCGCAATCGGGACAGGTGCGAACCGAGGCGTGAACGATGCTGTCGCATTCGGGGCAAGCTTTGGTGGGGGCGACGCCATCTTCGCCACCTTTCGGTCGCTTCGGTTTAACGGCATCAATCGGCCCGTGCCGAGCAATGTTGCCGGCGAAGTCGAGCACCAAGCAGTCCGTCTTACCAGGAGCCAAGCGGCAGCCTCGCCCAACGATCTGCACATACAGACCCGCCGACTTGGTTGGCCGCAGCATGGCCAAGAGGTCAACGCCAGGCGCATTGAAGCCAGTGGTAAGCACATTGGCATTGGTCAGACATTGAATCCTGCCGGCCTTAAAGTCATTGATGATGGCCTCGCGCTGGGCACCAGGCGTGTCCCCAACGATGGTCTCGCAGGTCACGCCGCGAGCACGGATCGCGTCACGGACATGGTACGCATGGTCCACACCGGCGCAGAAGATGAGCCAGCTTTTACGGTCCTTGCCGTAAGAGAAGATTTCGTCCACCGCAGCCTGAGTGATCGAGTCCTTGTCGACCGCTGCCTCAAGGTCCTTGGCAATGAACTCCCCGCCGCGGGTGCCCACCCCGGTCAGATCAATCTGCGTGGCCATGCGCTTGGAGATCAGGGGTGAGAGGTAGCCTTGGTCGATCAACTCGCGCACCGATACCTCATAGGCAATGTCGGTGAAGATCGCGTCACCCCCTTCATGCAAAAGCCCAGAATCCAACCGGTAAGGTGTCGCAGTCAGTCCAATCACCTTCATCTGAGGATTGAGCCGACCCAGGTCAGCCAGGAAGCGCCGGTACATGGTGTTGCTCGAGCGCGGAATCAAATGGGCCTCGTCGATGAGCACCAGGTCGCACTGCTGGACGTCGTAGACGCGCTTGTGGATCGACTGGATGCCGGCAAAGAGGATGCGGGCACGGATGTCACGCTGCTTGAGACCGGCCGAGTAAATGCCTGCAGGCGCCTCCGGCCAGAGCTTTTTGAGCTCGGAGTAGTTTTGCTCGATCAACTCCCGCACATGGGTAACGATCAGGATGCGCTGATCCGGGTAAGCCTTGAGGACGCCCTCAACGAAGGTCGCCATCACCAGTGACTTGCCCCCGGCGGTCGGGATCACCACCAGGGGGTTACCCGTGGCCTCGTGAAAGTAGTTGTAGATGCCTTGAATGGCACCGCTTTGATACGGACGAAGGGTCAGGCTCATACTCGTGCTCCTTAAAAGGTGTTCGCATACTTGTTCATACCGGTGTCGCGCCAGCGATTCCCACTGGCGAACTCGTACTCGACCCAGTCCTCGCCTGCGTCGACTTGCTGGCCGGGCACCAGCGATGGAATAAATAGGTGTATGGCGCAGGCAGCGCGCTGGTCAGCCTCCGTCAATCGGCGGTCGTGACGTGCGCAGTGCCACCCACCATCGACAGGTGTCGCATGTAGGCAGGTACGGCAATTGACTTCAGGTGCTGCGGCATCTGATGCATTGGCGTGACACACTGGTGCGTGATCACACATCCGACACTGGTACCAGGAAGGATCCGGACTGATTCGCGGTGGCGGTGTAGCGGCAAAGATCACGCGTTCTGCCTTGGTCATGAGACCCATTGCAAACGCTGGGTCTGCCTCGACCCGCTCAACGTAAACGTCGTCAGTGTCCTTACAGACCGCCAGATACATCGCACGAGTCAAGCCCATCAGATGCATGTAGGTTTGCATCTGCGCAAAGTGCAGCGGCTTGCTCTCGCGCACCTTCTTTGCCAGCAGGTCGTTGAAGCTCTTGACCGAATGCGTCTTGAACTCCAGGACATGCCATGTCTTAGGCGCTTCCAGAAGGTTGATGGCCACACCGTCAAGCGAGCCACCAAAGTGGCCACCATGCGCTTGGACCCGAAACTGGCGGCCCGTATCTGGATCAACCTCCAGGACCGTCGCTCCAGTTCGTCGCAGGTTCTGAACCAGCCGGGCTTCCTCGAGTTGGCCGGTTTCGAAAAGGCGCAGGAGGCGTCCTGAGTGCTGAGCGCGGGTGACCCAGCGGAAATCAAACCAGAGCGCTCGCTCACAGTCTTTACCGATCAGCGATGCGCCAAGGTGGGCTCGGAATCCGTCCCCAGCGTCGGCCTCGTAGGCCGCGAAGATCGCGTCTCGTGTCGGGCTGGTGATGCTTGGCAATTCAGCCATGCTGTACCCCCTGTTTGGCTTGAAGCTCTCGGGCACGGGTGACCACTGCCTGCCAGCGTTCGTCATCGCAATCGGCACGCAGCACCTCGATCAGCGCGTCCTTGAACCGCTCTCGGTGCCCGTGGGGTTGGGCGACATGAAGCTTGGCCATGTGTGCCGTCAACTGCGCCAGTTCCTGCTGCTTCACACGAAGCGCAGTTTTGGCCCGGTGGAACCACGTGGCATCGAGTGACTTCTTCTCCGTCTGGCGACGGATATCGGTCGTGGCGATCTGGATCCGGATGGAGGCGATCTCATCTTGAAGCGCGGCCAGACGCTCACGGCAGCCCTGCAATGTGCTGGGCAGTCGGATCGGCGTGGCCGCTAGAGCGTGCTCATGCATGCTCGGGTCCTCCTCAGGCCTGACGCTTCCAGGGCAGGCCGTTGGCCGCGGGAGTAGCGGTCGGCGCAGCCGTGATGGGACGTGCGGCAGCAGGTGCCGAGGGCGGCGTGAACGACGGTGCGGGCGGCGCTGCTGTTGCGCTGGCACCGCCTCGCGGCAGATAGCGAATGGAGTTGGACTCGCCGTACATGCCCTTCGGGGGACGCACCCTCACATCCAGGGTCATTGGGACCAAGTGCAACTGCTCGGAGTTACTGACCTGCAGCTTGCCGACGGCGCGACAGATCGAGGACAGGGTGCGCTTGGCGATCTCTACCGTGTCCGGGTTGGCGTTGACCAAGTTGAGCCGGTCGAAGAGTTTGCGTCCGGCGTACTGGCCCTCAAGGATGTCGACCTCCAGGTAGAGGTACTGGCCGGTGCCATCCTTGGTCGCACGCATTTCGCTTGCGACGATTTGGCCAAGGTACTTGCCCGGAGGCAGGACGTCGTAGTTGCTGCTGGGCTCGACAGAGGATGCGTCGAAGGTTTGTCCGAATGAAGCCATGGTGATTACTCCTTTTTTCAGGTGCGGGTGGTGGTGGAAGGGATCAGGGTCGTATGCAGGGTTTCAGGCATGGCCTGCGCAAAGGCAGACCATTCAAGGGGAAGCGTGTCGGGCAGGTCGTAACGGTTCTTGGCCAGGAATGCGGGGCGTTCGACCGTGTGAATCACACGCTCGCCCGAACCCACGGCACGGCTGACCTTTTTGTTGAAGCCGACGTCCGCCTTGACGGTGGAGATGCGGTAGTTGGCAAACAGCACAACGTCCGAGTGCTCTTGCAGCAGTGCCGCTGCGCGGGCATGGAGCTTGATCACGTACCTGTCGTAGGGGTCGTGCTCAGGCGAATCGAAGCGCTTGATGTCGGTGTGGGCGATCTGCACCACGGTCATGCCGCGGTCGTCGCGAAGCGCATTGAGGCCATCGATGTATTGGCGCCAGAGGTTCAGGGCAGCAACGTAGCCTTTGCCGTACCCGGCGTCCTCGATCGAATTCCATCCGTTGTCACGGCAAGCTTTAGCCCAGACCAGCGGTTCCAGCCAGTCCACGCTGTCGACCACGACCGTGGAAAAGTCGTGTTGCTCGGTGTAGAGAGCTGCAAGCGCCTCCATCACCTCATCGAAGGTCCGTGACAGCGGGAAGTTCGCAGCCGACAGCGTGCCCAGACCATCTTCCGTCTGGATGAATACGGGTTTGTTGGCCTGGCCTGCGAAGGTGGTTTTACCGACGCCAGCAACGCCGTGGATCAGCACCCTTGGTGGCTTGGGTGTTCCAGCCCGGTTGAGTTGTGCAAGGGAGATGGCCATCAGACTGCCTCCCCAAATTTGCTGTCATTCGCTGCCTCAGGCACAGCACCGTCCACGATGCGCTCGAGCTTGTATGTGGGCTTTCCGGCCTTGAGCGTGCGTGCGGGTTCGAACAGTTGGCGCACGGCAGGCGGCCAGGCCGTGTACTTGGTCTCAGCGACCTTGACCTCCAGACTCACGTAGTCCTCGGGGTTCTCCCCCCACTTGCGCAGGGCCTCGACGGCTTCTTTGAGCTTGCGCTGGTCGTACTCCACCTTCTTGGGAAGGTCGGAAATCACGGTGTGGCCATCCACATCAAAGCGAACCGTACCGGTGTTCTTGCCAGCATCCTGGCGCAACTGATGCGCCCGCTCACCGAAGCGGCGGTGCAGCACACCTTGGAGGAATTGCTTGTAATGGCGGGCGGTGTCCTCAGCATCAGACACGCGCTGGATCAGGCGGTCGAGGTCCGCCAGTGGCAGGCTTTCAAGCTCTGCCATCACGAAGTTGCCCACCTCGTCGAGGGCATCGGGTTCAGGGATCATGGGGACTCTCTTTCTTAGTGGGTGCCGGTGGCGGGCACGGGGGAAGGCGTACCAACCTGGCGAAGGCGGGTGCGGATTTCGGGTGGCGTGAGGGTGCTGGCAGATCGCACAGCGATGTAGCGGTAATGGGCATCGCCCACCTTCAAGCTGAACAGGTGGACCAACCCCAACTCGCAGGCGATCCAGGCACGTCGGGCAAGTGCGTGAAGGCGATTGCGTTCCTTGGACTCCAAGCCGCTGCCCGAGTCAGAGCGATCCAGCAGCAAGAAGCCTTCGTGGTACTGGATAGACTGGCCGACCAGGGCGTTTGCCATCCAGTCGCACAGACCGGCCTCGGTGAGTTTTTCGGATGGCACGTACACGGCTTGCAAGGCTGCTTTTCCAGCATCAATGCCAAGCCCGAGGTGGCTGCGCGTCGTTTCAACAATGTTTTTTGTGTTCAAAATCAAATCTCCAGGCGTGAGTTGGCCTACCACCACCGCCCAGAGGGGCGCGGCGTTTGCGGTTCTTGAAGGTTCTTACCGAGCGAGGGGGCTGTTTTTCTCAACCACCCCGCGATCGGTCAGGCGGCCGGCCGTATGCCGAACATGCGCAGGTGCATACGCAGGTCGTCAACACGGCGATAGAAAGTGGCGGTGGACATCCCGGAGGCCTTGGCTGCGCTCGGAATGTCGTGGTGTCTGTCGATCAGGTTGAAAAGATCCTGCTGGTCCTGATTCATGCAGGCCAGCGCGGCATGGATGTCATGCAGCGTTTCGCTATCCCTGAAAAGGTCCCGGTCATCGGCCCAGAGCGGTACAACGTTTTCGCTTCCTGTACTCCCCCCTGCGTACCCATAGAAATCAGGGTCGTTAGCAGCATCCTGGAGCTCAAAAACAGTCATCCTGATGCGCTGCTTCATGAGTTGGTCCAACAGATCTACAGCCCGGTGCTCGGAGACGATGCCAGTGAAGGTATTCATGCTCCCCTTTGCTGGGTCGTACTGGTGATACCGTTCAAGCAGTTCGAGCAGGATCGACTGCTCGATATCTTCACGCTCAGCGCTGGAAAGCCCGTGCCTTGCGGCAAGCCGGTAGGTACGAGTGGCAGCGGCATTCCTGGCCGACTCCAGGTACTTTTGATCAACGTTGTTTTTGTTCATGTTCAATTGCATTTTGTGTTTAGTTAATGGTTAACGACTTGGTTCAAGAAAAGGCACCCGCAGGTGCCCTCTCATGAGCCGGTGAATTCAGTTCGGCTTGCCATCAGCCGGTACGATGCCGTATCGCATCATCCGCACGTCAATGAATGCGGGGTTGACACCGAAGTGCGGTGCGAGCGTTCGTGTAAACGTCCAGCAGTCCATTTCGTAGGTGACCGGCGACCACATGATCTTCTTATTGCCATCCAGGGTCTCGGCAAACAAGGTCTCCTCCCCATAGCTGATTTTGAGCGCGTGCTTCGGCGCCTCATCCATGATGGCCTCCCACAGCACTTCGCGTGGCACCAAAAGCGACCCCATGAACTCGTTAGCCCTGAGCTCTGAAAAACGGATATGCGAGGGGAGGTGTTGGCCAGCCTTGTTCAATTGGTCGGTGGTTTCCGTAACGGAACGGAACGCGCGCACGGTGCCAGCGCCGGTCAGGTCTACCAGGGGTTGGTTCCGATGCTGCGCCACAAGTGCTGGGCCATCGAAAATGGCGTGTCCGAGTTCGTGCGCGAAGGTGGAGAGTTGCAACTCGGCGCTCATGTTGGGCCCAAGCGGAGACACGCATACAGACACTGCGTCTACTGAACTTTCTGGGGTGAACTCAAAAAGGCCGAGGATGGGCTCCTGCTCGTTGTCGTGGATCGGATGCTCAAGGTCAACCCAGACATCAAACTCCACGCCATTCACGTGCAAGCGTTCAATACCGGCCAAGTCCTGGATTGTGAGTGCTCGGCGTTCGGACACGCCAAGCTGTCGTCGCACCTCCAGCGCCACGCGCTCGATGTCAGCGTTATTCAGGTAATGGGGCTGGCACTGGTGGTTGTGCCGGTACTGGAGCTTGATTTCTGACATGGGCACCTACTACGTGTTCTTGTGTTGTTTGCGGTACAGACGAACAGCCTCTGCTACATCCTGCTGCATGTCCGGGGGGAATCTGTTCGCCTCGATGAACAGATCGTCCTCAGTCACACCCAGGATTTGCGCGGCTTCTTTTATTAGTTCATCTTTGGGCGGGTTTTCCCTGCCGGTTTCGATTCGCGACCAATAGGCTGGGCTGATCTTCAAGCGCTTGGCGAATTCGGTCAGCGTGATGCCGGCCTCCTCTCGCTTGCTGCGCACGTAATTCCCAAAGGGGGTCATCGTTGTCCTCGGTTGCGGTTTTGTCGTTGCATTATAACGCAACAACAAAAGGATGCAACCCCCTCCATCAAGCCATCTGCTGACTGGGGGAAGGTGCAGTCCAGTCTCGGCGAGAAAACTCCCAGGCCCGGCCGGTATGAACCTTCAT